TAATGTACTGCGAATTTTTTTACAGGTCAACCTCCTGGTCGTCGTCCTCGTCGTCCTCGTCGTCCCGGAAGAGATACTCGCGCGGAAATTTAGATTTTGGTGCCGACCTGATCCGCACCTGGACAACTTTCCACACGGGCTCGAACGTACGTTTCGTAAATACGAGACCGATGAGTTCAAACCAGGCGTCGACCGGTCCGGTCCCGACGTCGGCCAGTGTCACCTGCTTCTTCTGAGTGTCGTAAGCGGTCGTGACAATCTTACCCTTGATGGTTGTGAGCGACGCACACAGTTCAGACTCTGGGTTGAGACTCGTCTGGTATGCACCGACTACCGTCTCGTCCGAAATCTCCTTACCGAACCAGAGCACCTTACACTCTTTGGCCTGGGTAATAATCTGGTCGTCAACCTGGCTGAACAGGGACGGGTCGACACCCGTGACGGTCACCTGGTTATCATCCGTGATGACGAGTCGTACATTGTTCAGCTGGTGCATCGCCTTCTGACCCTCGTCATTCGTAACCTTCAGGAAATAGCGACCGTCCTGGAGTTTGGATGGCGTCCCGAACAGCATTTTCTGTCCTGAAAACATTTCAAGCCTCTAAGTAATGAGCAGCACCATTTGTGGTCCACAGTATACAGGCCGTGGGTGTGAATGTCGTGCACAGGTGACACCGGGTGTCACACCCGCGACCGGCGAGGCGTCTAATCCAACGTGGATTTGTGCCCATGTTCAGGACGGGATACAGACCGGCTGTGACCCCGGGTGTTGCCCGACAGACTGTTCAAAACAGACGACGACTGACAAAGACGGGACGGGAAGTGCAACTGCAGCTGCAGACACGAAGAGTGTCTGGTGGATCATACTGATCGGTATACTGTTTGGCCTGATGTTGTTCATTTCCTATTTTTATAACGCAACGAAACGAAATTCCGGCGGTCGGCTACCGATAGGCGTGGCGGTATTCACCACGGCGCTCCTCGTGGCCATCATCGTGACGGCGGCGGTTATGTTGACGAAAAAATAAGCTCATCGTAGGGTAGAGATGAACCTGGATCCAGGCAAGATATACGAGATGCTGAGGGACACGACGGTGTACGGTCGGATCAGGCTCTGGCACGTCCTGCTTTTCGTATTCATGGGACCGACCCTGACGTGGCCCATGCTCATCGTACTCATCGGGGTCGTGATGTACGAAGTTAAAGACGTCCGTAGTATGTTTGGTATCAATGGAGGCTACCAACGAAATGTTCCAGACTCTTCAGGCGGAGATCAAGGCTCTGCGCAAGGACCTACGCCGGGTGAAGGCGCTCCTCGAGGACCCGACCGGCGAGAAGAGCAAGGCGCGAGTTTCGAACAACGGTTTCAACAAGCCGTTGGAGGTCTCCGACAAGCTGCGGGCTTTCCTCAAGCTGGCGGCGGATGAGAAGATTTCTCGCTCCCAGGTGACCAAGCGTATCAATGAGTACGTGACGCTACAGGGTCTGAAGGCCGGCCAGGTGATTAACCTGGACGCGACCCTGAAGGATCTTCTGACGCCGCCCGAGGGTATTAACGTAACCTTCCTGAACATCCAGAAGTATATCAACCACCATTACATCAAGGCTGAGCCCGCACCGAAGAAGGCACCGGCGGCGGCTGCCTCTGAGGCGTCCGGCTCGGCACCGGCTGCCGCGAGCAAGAAGCCCCCGGTGAAGAAGCCCGTGGCCGCCAAGGCTTAAACAAAAAAGATGTACATTGTACATGGAGACGGCTCCAGTTCTAGATAGATGTGTTCTTGAAAAATTGGTAGGTACGAAAATCAGAGACTTGTCTCTGTATCAGCGCGCATTCACCCATAAATCTGCAACGAAAAAGTACTCTGGACTGACTGGTTCATACGAAACGTTGGAATTTATGGGTGATTCCGTCCTTGGTTTTATTATCACTCGTCACCTCTTCGATAAATACGAAGAGCACCAAGAGGGGTTCTTGACAAAGGCCCGAACCAAGATGGTTCGAGGTACGACGCTCTGCGAAATTTCCGAACGTCTCGGGCTCCATAAATGGATTCTGATGGACGATAAAGGGATTCGGAACGGCTGGAATACAAATCCAAATATCCTCGAAGATGTTTTCGAGGCGATGATAGGCGCCATATACCTCGATCTCGGTATGGTCCATGCCAAAAAGTTTGTATTTGCAGCCTTTGACCAAGTTGACGTGTCTCTGACGGACGACAATTACAAGGATCAACTTATGCGTCAGTGTCAAGCGGCCCACCTTTCTTTGCCGGACTACCAGGTTCGGGGTCAGTACCCGGATGGAACATTTCACGTCGAAGTTTTACTCGGTGGTACCGCGTCCGGATCCGGGTTTGCGTCGACCAAAAAACAGGCCGAACAGAATGCAGCCCAGGTTGCTCTTAAAAAGGTGTAACATGGTATGTGTATGTACGAATTTGTAATAGGATTTGGCATTGGTATTGTGGTTGGCAAAATACGACGCCGAAAGACGTACGATGTCGCCGTCCAGGTTTCACCACCGGCGCTTCCCGTCCAGCCGACCCATCCTATTTTTATCCGAGGTCAGTTTACAAATTTTTGGGGAGACTAGACGCTATTGGACGTCGGTAGGAATTCCCATTTAAGTTCGGCACATATAAGTTTCCATATCTGGTCCTGGCGGTACAACTTGTCTTTGGATTTCAAAAGTGGAAAACATGGCAGGTATTCATCCTCGCCGATGAGTTCACAGAATTTATAAAGAACAAAACTATACGACAAGAAATTTTTACGATCATGTGGACAATGTTTCTCGAATGGTTTTTGAATCTGTACAAACATGAGTCGGAGTCGATCTTCGAGCGGCTGGGGCATGGTCGGCGGCCGGACCCCATTCAGGATCGTGGTGATGTACGGTGCGTGCTCGTAGTACTTGTTGAGTCCGAGTTTCTTTAAAAGACTTCGAACTTTGAGGTGTGTAATTTCGAAAGTTCCTTTGATTTTTTGTTTTCTGAATTCTAGCCTTAACTGCTGGATAATCTCATCCGGTACGCTCGTCGACTCTTTTGCCTGAAATTGTGCAACCCATTCGTTGAAATGATTTTCGCGCTTGTATGAATAGACGACGTTTCGGTCCATTTCCTGTTCCTCTTTATAGCCGCGCTCTTCGCTCAGAACGTACTCGACCGTGCCGCACGTGGTACAAATCTGATCGCTGGTCGCCGAGTCGATCGTGTGGGCGTGCCAGGCACCACAGCCCGAACACGCCTTTTGGTGATGAACTCCGCCCGGTTTATGGTTCTGGATACCGGTCACGTCGCCCTCGATGTGAAGCATGTACGAATCGTATATATCCTTGCGGGCGACGCCACCTTGTCGGTCCGTCGTATATTCGCGTATGTACGGTATGCACGTCGCCAAGTATTCACCAATGTCCCCACCGGCTAATTCAAGTTCTTTTATACGTTCGTGGACCCGACGCTCCATTAGAGTCTTATCAGCCGTCTACTTTAGGTGCCAGATAAAATTGAATGTCTCCCAGATTAGCAATCGCGTACCGGAACACGATCGGCATATCACTGTTCGCGCCATCCTGTAAAAGCTGAACGCTCGCGCAAAGGTTCGTCGCCTTGGTAAACATGTTGATATACTTGAGCGAAAAGATGTTCCCGACGCGTGCGGTCACATCTTCGCAATTACAATCCAGAATAGTCTTTTGGTCGGCAAAATCACCTTGGCAACTGAGTTCGAGCGAATTCCCGTCTCGGAAAATAGACATGTTCGACGACAGGTTTGCCATGTCGCGCGTAATCCTCTGGAAATCGACCGACGGTACGGTCGTCACGAGGTCCATGTGAATGTCCGGAATTTCTAGAATGTCTTCGTTGATATCCATGAGTTTGAGTTTGAATGACGTCTTTGTGTGCTTGACCGTGTTCTCGACATCAATTTCGAGAATGTCCCGGTCGTGAATACGCATCGTGAGCGAATCATTCGTCGTCACAGTCTTGAGCAACTTGTACGTATTGGCCATGTTCAGACCGGCGATGATTTCGCTCGCACATTCGTACTCTTCAAAGTTTTCGGCCGGCAGAAACATGTGCACGAGCGTGACGCGCGCCGTGTCGAGCGTCAGAATCTTTACGCCGGTCGGTTCGAAATAGACATTCACGTCGTTTATAATATCCTTGAGGACCTCGAATATTGTACGCAGAGCACTCGCCTGAATGGTCCGTAAGTACATGAATGTCAGGCGCGCCGTTTTTTTATCAACACTTTACATACATGACTGTGACTGTACGCGTGCGTAAAAGCCCGTTGCCCCAAAAGAAATGGCGGGCCGAGTTTCCGAATCGGCACGTCGATTTTGGACGACGTGGCTATTCAGACTATACCATACATAAAGACCACACGAGGATGTTGCGTTACCTCGTGCGTCACCGGACGCGCGAAAATTGGACGTCCGCCGGGCGGTACACGCCCGGGTTTTGGTCTCGATGGTTTCTATGGTCCCGGCCGTCACTCAACGGAGCACGTCTCGCGACCCAGGGTGCGCTCGGTAAGGGGTACCGGGTCGTACTTTGAACCCTTATTGATATTCAAGTAACACATGTAACACCGCACACGCCAACTATCAGTAGCTGCATATGTTTTACCACAACCAACTTCTATACAAGTTCTCATAGGTTTGGGAGCCACAACGATCTGCGATGGCAACAATTCGTTCCAGCTTGCGTTGTTCTTACCAAGAGCCTTGTTTTCACATTCGTTGATATGTTTGAAGAACAGGTTGTGTTTCAAAATCAACCGGCACGCGTTTGCATCATCTAGGGCTTGATGAATATTAATGGGGTTTTCTCCGAATAAATATTTATAGACGTTTACTTGGCCCAACGGTTCTAGTTTAGGAATGACGTTTGCGTTCACAAGTTTTTTCGCTATTGCATAACAGTCTACGACCCGTAAATCACCCATCGATGGTCGATGCGTTCGAACATACTCGAGAACATTGGGATATCTCTTAAATCCACATAGGAGTGTATTAATATCACTGCCGTTGATATTATAACCACAAAAAACTAATTGTTTCTCTTCAGGGCATTTTTCAAATACCCATTTCCAGAATTTAATGCCCCCGACCGACCATGGCTCTTGTTGAGAGAGATCAACTGCGGTATGCGTGTGATAGATGGAGGGGATGATATCAAATTCAGGGTTGACGGTAGTTTGGAAGGTGTTATCTATGCCCGAATCGTCGAGTACACACGCGCCAATCGATAGTATACAACGGTTGTTAACATTATTGAATTTTCTGTCTTCAAATTCGGTGTCGATACAAATATACACCTTCTCCATATTCAATATATATGTGTCCGTTTTAAGGTAAAATGAGTCGTTTTTTTAAATGGAGCTAGACAGTTAAAAAATCGCTCTCGACAGGGATCGAACCTATGACATCCAGATTAACAGTCTGGCGCTCTACCGACTGAGCTACAAGAGCAGAGGTGGTTCTGACTTGGGTGATTCGAACACCCGATCTGTGGAGCTACAATCCATCGCGATACCACTTCGCCAAAGTCAGGGCCGTGGGAGACGACGCTCGTCTCCCACTCTTATTTAAGCCGGGTGTCTTTAAGCCATATCGTTCTTCATGTAGCTCGAGCGACGCATCAGGGTCCACAGCAGCTGCAGGACCAGCAGGAACACGATGGCGTGCAGCACGAGGCCACCCATCTTGGGCAGACCCTCCTGGGTCGCGACCCAGGAGCCGAGGACACCGCGGGTCGCGCGGTAGGTGGCCGGGTGAGACACGGCAATGAAAGCGAGGGCTTTGGTCAGCATCATTTTTTAATACCTACGCACAAAATAAAATGAACTGGCTCAGCCTGTTTTCGGCTTTGTCCCTGGCCTGGTCGGCCTACGTTCTGATGTGGGTCAAGAGCCTGAACGGGTGTGACTGCGCCGACCACCAATGGCAACTCACGTACATCGCCTGGTCGTACGTCGCCCTGATTATGTACGACCTGTTTGTTCTGGGTACCGGCCGACACGAGTTTCATTTTTACGCGGCATTCATGGCTGTGACATTTGCGCTGAGCGCAGTGACCGCGCAGTACATTCGCGGGCTCGGCGCACGACAGTGTATATGTTCTGAATCGGCCCGACGCCGAATCATATGGCTCGCCAGCCTGAAACAACTCGTGTTCATTCCGCTGGTCTTTATTTTTTTCGCCGCCATTGGTAAGAAATGGTAAACCCGGTTGTCATTGCGGCCGTCCCAGGTCTTGCCATACAGTCCATCGTCCTGTCGTGGATATTCAAGATTGAACGTCAGTGTGAATGTTCGCGCGATTGGCGTCGCGACGTTATAAAGTACGTATCGATCGCCAGCGTGGTTCAGATGCTCGCCATTCTGGGTCGGATCCGTATCCCGCCCGTCGTCTTGATGACCGTGGCGCTCGCCGGCCTCGTGAACCTGTACTCGGTCCTGACGTACATCCCCAAGCTGCAGCGCGATTGCTCGTGTGCGACCGAATACGAATGGCGTGACAATTTCATATTCTGGTGGGTGCTTATCGGCCTTGCGCTCTCGGTAGCCGGTGTTGTGTTCGCGGTCGCGCGGCGCTAATATGTAATTATATCACGTTCGTGTAAGTCACTGACCGCGTATTCTATCATGTAGGCGGCCGCGTGATCTTCTTCATAGTCGGTTGTCACCAGGAGTAATTGTTGTGCATTATTTTCTATATATGTCCAAATTAAGTTACACAAATCGTCCGTAATGTATTCTTCGGGCCAATGTCGCGACAGTGAGTGTGACGTGAAATAGTACTGCCCGTTGAGTAAAATATATTGACCAGATCTACTTAAAACATGCATCGTACACTTATTTTCTTATGTATATATGTCATTTACTTACTTTTGGTACTCGGCCATGGCATCCTGAGGTTTGCGTGAAATGCGCGCCTCGAGCTCTGGGGTCATAGGTGGTGCGAGCGACGCACCGTAATGATCCAGATCGAACATATCATCCGGTCCGTCCGTTCCGTCGAGGAACGAAGTTGCCGGTCCGCCCGCCCCTACCGCCTCAACTTCGGCGACCGGAATCATAGACTGCATCCACGCCCGAACCTCCTGACCGACGAGCAATTTGTTATCGTTGGTGACGAGCGTCGGTACACGCGTAATTTGACGAGACGGTACGCCCTGGGTCGTCACATTATGGAACCGGACGATGTGGAGCAGAACCGGGTTCTCCTGGATTTCTTTGATGATCTGGGCTGAATACGGACACTTATCACTGTAGACCAGCGTGGCCATTACCAGGGACTGAGGGAATCCGTGATTTTTTTTGACGCACTAGATTAATAATGAAAGACGTTGGCTTGTTTCTGCTCGTCGCTCTGTTTGGGTTTATGATTTGGAATCGGGCGTACAGCGAATCTTTTACGGACGTGTCGGCCTCGAAGCCGGTCGAGCCTGCAACCATCCAAACAATCATCAACGCCGTCCAGGCCAAAGTACCGGATCTGTACCCCATCCAGACCGTATACATCAATCCTTTCCAGGGCGACCAGGGGGGCATGATGTACAACGCCCGTCTTGTGTTTCTCAACACGCGTGGCTATTTCGGTGTCCAGTACGATATCAAGGCTGATTCCGCCGGTAACATCATCGAGATGTCCGAACAGCCCGGGCCCGCGATGACCGGGCCGTTCATGGCGTTTGTCGCCCCGGACAAGTACGATACGTTCGACGATATTCAGGTCGCCCTGGACAAACAATTTGCGGCCCTGAAGACGAACTCCGACCCGACCAAACTCGACAAGTTCCTCGAGACCCAGCGCGCCTCCCAGCGTGCTTTCGCCATGGATTCAGTCCGGTCGCCCTACGAGAAGACCGTTTCGGGTAAAGGTTTCCTGGGCCCGGATGCCCTTGCGTTCTCGGCCGCCTAAGCTTGTGTCCGCATAGTAGTATATGTCAGGGCTCGTATCAGCCCGCGAACTTGCCGAGCGTGAGAAGAAGCGTCTCGATGTAAAAAAAGCCACGTATCGCGCCATTCTCGAACAGTTTTCGAGAAAAATTTCGAATGCCGCGACACTCGGGAGTCACGAGGTCATGTTATCCGTCCCGCCGTTTGTGATTGGGTTTCCGGTCTATGATGTTGGGCTCGCGACGTCATACATACAAAGACAAATCGAACGACTCGGGTACACGACCCGGCGCGCCATGCCTACCGTCATCCACGTCACGTGGTCGAAACCCGTCTCGAAGAACATACCGGTCGTCATCGACCATTCACACGACGCCGATGTGCCGAGTCTAATCAATCTGGCCAAGACGGCTCAGAAAATTCGCGCCAAGAAGAAATGAGGAATGCCGTGTGGTACGAGTGTATTCGCCCGGAGGCGGCCCCGCCCGGTTACGTGTTTCCGATCGTATGGACCGTGCTGTATGCCCTTTTGGCGGTGAGTTTTGTCAGACACCCCAAAGCCTGGTGGCCACGCTACTCACTGAATATCGCGCTTAACTATGCATGGTATGATGCGTTTTTTGTTCGCCAGGATCCGAGACGCGCCATGACCATACTTGTCGCGCTTTGGGTATCTATTGCCGACCTGGCCCGTCAGGACAAACTTCTGTGGCCGTATTTGGCATGGGTCACATTTGCCGGGTTTCTAAATCTTCAGGCTGTTCGGAAACAAGATCAATGTGTGTGATACCAGACGAACATTATATTTTGTCAAAAGTTTGTACTCATTTTCAAAAAACATATTGTTGTTGTTGACAAAGTACATGTTCAAGTTTTTTGTAATTGACTTGAAATAAAATTTTTACACAGTGTTACACTGGTATCAAAAATGTGCGCCCGACCTACGAAGAAAATAAAAGAAGCAAAAATTAAATGGATGTGTTGGTCGAGGCCGAACGCAAGTATATGGCGAAGCTGACGAGCGTCATGGCACCGGTCATGATCGATGCTTTCGCCGACTTGTTCCAGGAGGCGAAGAAGGTTGCCCAGGGGCGCAAGATTCTCGTACAGTACCAGGCTCTCTTGCGCGAGGTCAAAAACTGGAACAACACCATCGTGAAGCAGCACACGGAGGCGATCATAAAGTCGTGTTCGATGTTTCCCAACTTGCTCGCGGCCGTTTTCGTGATTCTGGTCAAAATCATGTCGTCGGTACGCATTTCGTCCGAGTGTAAAAAACTGAACATCAAGCTGCCGACGAATGATGTTTTTGTCCATTCGTGCTACATGGCGACGGCCGCAAGTCTCTACGAAGACCCGTACGTCATGGTCGACGAAGTGTCTGACATTGAACGCCGGACGAACATTACCGCCCGGATCACAAAGGCGGTCCGGGACGTGATTGAGGATTTTATTCCGATTCAACAAATTCTCGACACGTACATCCCGGCATTCACGGGTGGCGAACTCGACATGAATGGTCCGTCCGAGCCGATACCGGAGCCGGAGCCCGAGGCCGAGCCCGAGCCGGAGCCCGAGGCCGAGCCGGAGATTCCTGGCGGCGAGGAGTCCGCGCTTGACAAGGCGGTCGAGGATGCTACTGCACCAGGTGAAACCCCTCTGACCGAAGACCTGAAGAGCGTTCCGGTAACTGGAGCTCCACCGGCCCCACCGGCCCCCGTCCACCAAGAAACCTTGTTCGACGATGCGCCCGAAAAAAAGTAATGCTTAAAAGTAAATGGATGAATACCTTCGTGAGCCGTCCAGCGCAGGGATGATCGCCGCGGCGGCGACCCTCGGCTATATCCACCTCAAAGCGACGATGAATAAAGAAAAACTCCCAAATTCAGCCTATTTCAAACCTGCAGTGCTCGTCGGCCTTCTGGTCTATATCATCGTCGCGCGCGGCGGTGCGTCCAAGGAGACTATATCGACCGAGCCGTACTAGAGTTAAAGTCAACCGAACATGTACCATTAAATGGCCACCTCTACCATCTCTGCTTTCAATGACATGCTTCAGCAGTTCCTGGATGAACTCGTACTGACGTTCCCGAACGAAAAGTCGTTTGGCAAATTTCAGTCCCAGTTTAAACTTCTACGTAAGACGGCGCCTCGCTCGCCCATGAACAATTTCATGGAGTCGATCACGCCGTACGCAAACAGTGTCATGCAGCGCGACGAGGCGTTTTTCAAGGAGCACACGGATTCCATCCCGTTCCTGAAGCGGCTCAACATCACGGCCATCTGGACCGATGAGCTGTCCGATACGACCAAGGGTGCCATTTGGCAGTACCTCCAGACGCTCTACATTCTGGGTACGACCATCTCGACCCTTCCGGCCGAGACGCTGGCCATGATTGAGTCCGTCGCCCAGAAGTGTGCCTCCCAGATGACCGAGAATGGGTCAGGCCAGCTCGACGAGAAGCTACTCATGGATAACATGTCCGGTCTGATGTCATCCCTCATGGGACCTGATGCCATGAAAAAGTTCTCCAACAAAGAGTAAATGGAAGAAGGTCTCTTTCGCCGCGAAGCTCTTTTGGATTTTTGGCCGAGCGCGCGTCAGACTGCCCAAGAACGTGTTGAGGCGACGACGCGTTTCATAATATACGCCACCGCGATCGTGTTGCTCATTCGTAAGGATGGCCGTGTGCTCGCACTCGGTGTACTCGTGCTCGCGATCCTTTATGCATTGTTTTACAACGGAATGATACCAGATGGCGCCCGGGCCCCGTTCGCCGGTGCGAGAATCGAGGGTGTGACCATGCCGACCATCGCAAACCCCATGGCGAACATGCTCATCGGCGATGACCCGACGCGTCCGTCCGCAGCATGGTACCCGTCCGTCAAGACCGAGGTTGAAAATCAGTGGAAGACGATCCACCCGTTCGAGCGCGTCCGCGACGCCGAACGTAACTTTTACACGACAGCCAGTTCGACCATTCCGAACGACCAGTCGACGTTCGCTCAGGCGGCGTACGGTCGGCCGTTCGAGCCTCAGTGCCGCGACACGCCGTGGGCGTGCGACCCCGAAGGTAATCCGAACGCCCGTTTCCCCGAGCGTGTACAGATGCGCGGTGGCAATGGTCGCTAGAAAATTTACCCAGTCTAGAGTAAAAGAGAATGCCTCGCCTTCAGACTGGAGATCTTGTTCTCGAGGAGGGTGTTTGGATCGGCCCCAAAAACACCAACTACGTCGATATGGTCATGACGGACGATTCCCTTCGTTCCCAGAGCACGTCCCGTCACAACAAGTACTATGACGCGAAACCTTTCGAGTTTCCTATCCTGTACGGTGTCGAGAAGGAGATTCGCGTCCAGCTCGACGATCCGGTCAGCACGTACGCCATGTACCAGACTGACTCGTACGCTCAGCGCTACGCAAAGAAGTAAAATATAAAGTGTATTATATATGGACCTATTGTCATTGGCCGCAGTCGCAGGTCTCGTCTACGTAGGTAAACGAAAGAGCGACGCGACTCCGACTGAATATGACGCCGCGACGATGCCACCCCAGCCCATCACGCGTCGTGATCTTGTACAATCTGAATTTCGGCGGTCACAGGACCCCGTGTTCGACGAAACAATTATGACTCCCGACATCGGACGTGGGTTTGCAGGTGATTGGCGCCTGAAACCCAAAGAAATTGCACCGAACATGGGTGACGCCTGGGTCAAGGACGGGAGACGGTTTCCGTTCGGCCAGCCCGTGTATGACGTGTCGGCGCGCGAAAATGTATCGAACCGGATGAACAACCTGAATCCGGGCGAAAAGGTGAATGTCGGTCGCGGTCTCGGTCTCGATCCCAATACGCCGGCCGCAGGCGGGTTTCAACAGTTTTTCCGCGTCCTGCCAAACAACATCAACGAGGAGCGTCTCCATAACCTCGAAGGAAACTGGGGCGGACCGGCAAACGCCGTCGTCAAGAATGGCGGTACCACGATGGGTGAAATTACACACCACGCCAAGGCGTCCAAGACGTGGACGCGTGCCCCGACCCAGAATCGCGGCCAGGGTCAGGGCGGTGCTCTCACTGCACCGGAGGGTCGTCCCGATTTCCAAAAGACGCGCCGGACGACTAACCGCCAGGAGACCGGGTACCGTGATGACACGCTCGGTGACGGCCCGGCCCAGTACATGATCGGCCAGGCGTACGACAGCACGCTGCTTAACAACGGCATGACGCGCTGGTCAGAGAATCGCGTGAATCCCGACCGGGCGGCGAACGCCGGTCGTATGAACGTTCGCGCCGATCCGGTCGGTCAGCTCGGTGCGAACACGACAACCCGTCTCGAGGCGAGCTCGCTGCCTCTTCGACCGGCCGACGGATCAAAGAATTACATGTACGTTCCGCCCCAGTACGACAAGCTCAACGTGTTCAAAGGGAACGAAATCCGGGCCGATCTGACGTTGGCCAAATCTGTCCGGGCAAACAACCCACTCGCTCAGCCGGCGTTTTCGGATTACGCAAAGTGAAAAAAAAATACCGCCTCTGAGTAAATGAGCGGTGGTATTGTTCAGCTCGTCGCGGTTGGCGCTCAGGACGCATACCTCACCGGTAAACCCGAGGTTTCATTCTACCGTTCGTCGTACAAGCGCTACACGCATTTCGCCAACTCGGTCGAGCGCCAGCTGATTAGCGGTACTCCGTCAGCTGGTGGTATTTCCACGATCCGCTTCGAGAAGAAGGGTGACCTCCTGTCGTACGTGTACCTGACGGCCCGCGATGGTAACGGTGCCATGGTACCCAACCTGAACTGGACCTCGAACATCATCGACAAGGTGGAGCTTCTGATCGGCGGCCAGGTGATTGACATGCAGGACAGCGAATGGATGAATAACATCGAGCCGGTTGTCGGCGCCGTGAACACCAACCAGCGCCTGCTCGCACCATACGCCGGTGATATCAACCCGGGCGCATCCACAAACTCCTTCCAGGCTCTCAAGTTTTTCTTCTGCAAGGATTGGCAGTCGGCCCTGCCCCTCGTGGCGCTCCAGTATCACGACGTCGAGATCCGTATCACCTGGTCGGCGAACCTCGGTCTGGCGGCGACGAGCGGCGCGAGCCTCGTGTCGCCCGAAGCAACCTACGGCTCTCTGCAGTACATCCTGTGGACCAACTTCATCTACCTGGACCAGTCCGAGCGTGATTACTTTGCCAAGAACGCACAGGACATGCTCATCACCCAGGTCCAGCGCCAGTTCATCCCGGCCACGCCGGTGATGGAGCTTGCGTTCGCCCACCCGATCAAGTACCTGGCATTTTCGTCCAACAGCTACACGTCCGTGTACAACTCGAGCGCGGCGGCGGCGTCCCAGCTTCAGTTCAAGACGCAGGTGAACGGCGTGGACATCGGTGAGTCCAAGGCGCTCATCAACTGGGTGGACGCGACCCAGTATTACCACACGCCGAACGGCTATGCCCCGTTCGGTGCCGTGTCGAACGTCGCGATCGTGCCGTTCTGCCTCGACACCGCCAAGCTACAGCCGACCGGTACGCTCAACTTTTCGCGCATCGACACCTACCGCATAGTGACCCCTTCGACCATCAGCGTCAAGACCCTGAACCAGAACTCCCAGAATACCAATGCGGCATACCTGTACGCCGTAAACTATAACGTGCTTCGTATTCAGGCTGGTATGGGCGC